ATCACGGCGGATGCTTGGATCTATTATCCTACCCTCACAATGAAGTACATCGAGCAGGGCACCGCTCCTGCTGCTCCTAACTGGGGTGTTCCGGCCACAGGCGATCTCGTTTATGCAGATTCGAGTGTCTACGATGCCACAGGTTCTTGGATGACGATCATCGATGTCACTGACATGGGTGGTCACGATGCCGGAATGCTTTACCACCTTTACAACGATGACGGCGGGAGTTCGTCGGCGCAGGGATGGTATTTCCGGGTTACGGTTGACGGTGGCACTCCCATTGAGGGGTACACTATCATTCTATCTAATCAGGTTGCAATCGGTGCGCTGTCCGTGGTGCAGTTCCTCACCCCGGTGTTCTTTACGTCTTCGCTGAAGGTCGAAATTGGTAACTACACGGTAGGAGTCAAATACTACAGGTACGCCTACCAAATGATGGATTACACCTAATGGCAACTCTAAATTATGGCCTCTGGTATGATCAGTTGATGCTCATCCCTAAATTTGCGGCGACTGGTAAGAAACTCCGCACTACGCAAGTGGAGAAGTTGTATGGGGCAGCCTACTATCTCCCCATCAACAGTGTTTGGGGGGTGCTCCCTAATACCAACAGGTTTTGGAATATTGGTCCTGGTTTGGTAGCGATAATGGGAATAGATCCGGCCTCTTCAACGAGCGAAACCTATGGTCTTGGTCTTGAGGTAGACGGGAAGGTTGTCCACAGTGCTTCATCTATGAACGCGAATAGCGATAACTATCTCATTGGTAACCCTTGGCTCGAACATCATGCGGGGACGGGTTCGGGTTCAACTGGTCAGCCCGGAGTGACCTGTATCGCCTTCAAGCGGGGGTTCCGTGTGTTTGGTTACCAGACCGGAGCGAGTACACTCAACCGGATGTCGATGGTCTATCAGACCTGGGATTTGGTGGGCATCTAATGGCTTCCCCAGTTCTTGAAAGCGTTGGTGCGGGCGCGGCTGAGTACAATGGTAGCACTCCTCTGCCCGTGCCTTACCCCTCTGGTATCGCTGAAAATGATTATTTGGTGATGGGTATCTGGTTGCGGAACTATATCGCTGTGACCACTCCTGCAAATTGGGAATTGATAACGTACATGACCACTTCGAATATCCGGTTTTCTCTTTTCGGGGGCTATGCCGCAGGTACGGAAACAGGAAATTTGGATGTGGCTTACACGTCAGCCTGTGCTCCAATTATTGGAGCCATGGCTCGTTTCTCCGGTGTGCATTTGACCAGACCATACGAGTCACTGGCAGAAGTCTCTATGACTAATACCACAACCATGACTATCGCTTCTGTTGCAGCCTATTGGCATGAGCGGTTGTTTGTTGCTTGGCTCTTTTCGAATAGTGCTATTACGCTAAATGACAATGGGACGTACTACGGGGAAGATATTGACTTCAACTACAACGGCAGCCAAGATGGTTCTCTGGGGATGTACACTTACACGAAGGCTACCGAAGGAGCCGTTTCTGACGCGGTCACCATGAGTGCTACTGCTTTCCGGGGTACTGCTGCAATTGCCCTTCGCCCTCTAGCTGCCCCGGCTCCGAACAAGCTTACAATTGGTGGTGTGGATATCACTACGATAAAAGATCACGTAGGCGTCGATCCGTCGAGAATCGCAAAGGTCGGGGGTTCCGATGGAATCCCTGATTGACAATTGAAATACCATCGGGTATACTAATCCAAGGAGGAAAGCAATGTCCAAAAATAAAATCCGTAAGCCCAAAGACAAGACGCCAGAGGCCCCGGCTGGGCCGACCTTAGAGTTGGATCCCACCAGTCTCGTCAAGGAGTGGCGCGGGCTAAACGGCCAGATAGCCCTGTTCGCCCAGCAAATCCAGCAGCATCAGGAAACCCAGAAGAAGTCCGCTGAGGCTATTCAGAAGATCGAGAAAACAGGACTTCAACTTGTGGGTCAGATCCAGACGATCACCAAGATTCTCAACGGTATGGGCATTGATCCTAAGGCTTTTGACCTCGACGAAGAGGAAATTTCGGATGAAAATCCGCCCTCTGAACCCCCTGAGACGGCTGAAGTTGTTGATATCAAAGGGGATGCCCCCGAAAAACCTCTCCGAAGCCGTTTTCACAAGTCTTAGAGCCTCTCCGTCTTTATTGGGTGTAAGAAGTTCTGGCTAACTTGCCACTCAATTAGGACTTTGGAGGTAAGAGATGGGAACGTTTGATTATACGTACGAGGAACGGCAACGAGATACCAACTCGGAGTTGTATGTCCCGTTCTATATCGAATCCCCCGTAGAGGATCTAGAAGTCACGATTTCGGCTGAGGCGGCTAACGTCATCACCGTAACGTGTCAACTCGTGGATCCGGGTGGAGACGAGATCTTGGAGCGGATGGCTGTCCGGATGCTCTATTTCGATTCAGCAGACTACGATGCCCTAGGTTCGGCTATCGATGTGGTTATCGCATGGACCGATGGGATGGAAGTCGAGGTCAACAACACGGGTACAGACATTGACTGTTTGACTGACGACGATGGTTTGCTCGTGATGACATTCACCAACGCAGCCGATGCCGACATTGAAACGTGGCTCGGATTCATTCTACCAAATGGTAAGTTCGTCGAAGGCGGGCACATGGCGTTCGTAGACGACACCCCATAAGGAGTAGATGATGTCTGAATTTGACTACACCGCAGAGGAACGGGAACGTAACACCGTTGCTGAGTTGTATGTTCCGTTCTACATCGAGAACCCGGTAGAGGATCTTGAAGTAACTATCGGTGACGAGACCGGCGAGGTCATCACCGTGACGTGTCAAGTTGTTGATCCGGGTGGAGATGAGATCGAAGCACGGCAACTGGTTCGTATGGTGTTATTTACCGATGATGACTACGACACTCTTGACGTATTGATGACCGACATCGCTATCGCAGCGACGACTGGTCTTGAAATTGAGGTCAACGAGCCGGGAATAGATATCGATTATTTGACTGATGAGAACGGCACCCTTGTGCTCACTCTCACCGACAGTGGTGGTGGTTCCCAGACAGGCGCTCTCGGCTTTGTCCTCCCCAACGGCAAGTTCGTTGAGGGTGGAACCATCCTATTTGCAGCATAAGGAGTTGAAAAATGTCTGAGATGGATTATACCTATGAAGAACGGCAAAATCGTGATGGTAACCTTTACGATACGCCGATCAATGAATCGGTGGCTGCGGAGGTCGTGACGGAGCTTACGTCTGACGCTGACTACCTAGAAGCCCTTTCCGACAAGTTCTCCGGTGATGCGGAGTATCTTGCTGGCGTTGTGGCGGCTCTGACCGCAGACGCGCCCTACCTCGCAGCCATTGGTGCTGCGCTGGCCGTGGACGCCGTTTTCCTTGCGGGGGTTTCTGGTGAGTTGGACCACTCGGTTCCCCTTGATACCGCCAGCTTCACGCAGGACTCTGAGGGTGACGCGGGTGCCGACAAGATCACTGTCACCATCCAACTAGAGGACGCTGATGCCGGGGACTGGGCACAGCGCACCATGCTCTCTATATGGGCGTGCAGTGATGCGGACTGTTTCACTCCCGCTGCGGTTGACTCTATCGCAGCAGGGACCAACGGTGGTCTCCTAGAGGAACTCACCGCTGCTACGTCGTACACAGCCGTAACCGACGAGACTGGTCTTCTCGATGTTGTTGTCGAGAAAACTGGTGGCGTGGCCACTATCTACCTCGGCGTGATGCTTCCGAACGGCAAGTACGTTCCGAGTGGCGCAGTCACCTTCGCGTAAACGAGGTGAAAATAGAGCGATTTACGGGACGCCTTGTGCGTCCCGTTCTTTATTCAGAGGGGGAGGGTACGTTCAGTGCCAAATGGTGGGAGTGAGAATATGCTTAGTGCAAATATGGTTCGTCTTGGGGCATTAGAGGCGAAATTCGAAGCCGATCCTTTTAGTGATTTGCCGATGACCAAGTGGGAGGTTAATGGCGGTATCGTTCGAGCGTGGACACTTTTAGCTCGAAGGGGTATCGTTACTGTTGTCAAATCCTTCGGTCCTAAAGGGTGTGTTTTTCCTAAACACTCTCACACTGAGGTGGAAATTTTGGTACTGTATGAGGGCAAAGCCCGGTACACCGATTCTTCTCCCCTAGAAATGATTATGGAGCCGGGGGACGCTGTTCGAATTGCCCCAGGAACCTCTCATGAGTTCGTAACGTTAGAGGACACGTGGGTGATTGGCATCACTGTTCCGGACTCGGAGGCTTTTGCTAAATGAGCAATGGTGCATTCGAAGATGGCTTCACCGCCCCGACAGCGAGCGGTGAAGACTGGAAAGAATACCGGCGTCTCATCCTGTCTGAACTCACACGACTTGGTCATGACCACGAGATCCAAAACGCTAAGTACGAGGTTCAACTAGCCGCCCTCAGGGACATGTTCACCGACAAGTTCGACAAGATGACCGCGCAGGTTTCTGACCTAAAGTCCGACATGCGGGCTAATGAGCGAGAACGTAAAGTTCTTGCCAGCATGTTCGGGTTCTTAGGAGGCTTTGTGCCCGCCGTTCTCATTTTGGTCTACTTCCTGATGAATCGATCCGGTTGATGAACCTCCTCAAAGACCTCAAGAAGAAGGGGATCAAGGGCATGTTCCTGAAGATCCCCACCCGTAAAACTCCCCGTCAGATCGACCACCAAATCCGGCGCGAATTCGACCGGGGGAGATCTATCCGGGTTCTTAGGCGGATACAACTATTTTTGGATGGGCTGGAGGCCCACCCAGAAGAGGTTGATAAGACCACACTTTCCGTGCTTTCTGCTGAAGTAAATGGTCTAATTACGCACCTATCTTCCTATAAAAAGTAGTGTTGACAACAGTTGTATGCCCCTGTTACACTCGTAGCAGAGGTGAGGGCATGGCGTCGTCAGGTTGGTTTGCATCGTTAGGGTACTGGAAGCAAGAAGAGGCGTATGCCGCTTTCGACTTGTATCGTGATAACCCCAACAGTGAAGCTATTTACCTGGACGCAGTTGAGAAAGCCATCCCCCTCATCCGAGTCGTGTACTCCACTCAAAAATTCAAGGTCACCTATGACGGAGATGAAGACGATTTCATAGCTCACGCGGCATACACGATCACAAAAGCTATCCCAAAAATGATCGAAAAACCTAAAGAAAAACTCGATAATGACAAGAAGTACATGAGGTATCTTTTCACTTGTGTTATCAACGCTTTTTATCGAGAGTACGATGTTCTTCATGGCAAGCAGAACAAGCTCATGAGGAAGATCGATGAGACCAGTCCTTCTGAAACCACCGCTAGCTCCTCCAACAACATTATGGCCCTCGAAGCAGGACTCACGCTGAAGCGGATCCCGCCCGTACTCGTAGGGATAGCCATGGAGAGCGTGCGGTTCGAGGGAACCTCTCGGAAGATTTGTCAGTACATTTTGAATCAACGCGTCAACGGGCGCGAGGTGGCGAAATCGGTCCTACAACTTATGGGTTGTAAGGACCGCAATTTTTTTATGCACTATTGTGACTCGGTCTTGCTTCGTTCGTTTCTCACCCTGAGGTCTAAGAAGTCTCTTCTGGAAGACCTCAGGTTCGAGGGGCTTAGTTCTCTGGATGAAACTGAGGAAATTTTTGACCTCGGGATGTTTTTGGAAACGGAAGAGGAAGCATGGGCTGAGTAGAAAGGATGTAAGCGCCCTGAGTGCGGACTTTGCTAGCCCGCGCACCTACATATTTTTTCTGGCATGGGCCGATTTTTAATCGGGCAACACTATTTCAGGTAGTTGGGAGCCAGCTAGCAATGTTTTTACCCGTTTGGGGCGCTTCTTTTATGGCTGAAGCGGATCTCTTATCACCGATTTTCCTAGAGCTAATCACGAAGGCCGAGAAAATCCCCACCATAACCCCGAAGGTCGTAGAGGAGTTCTGTGCCCTGATCGGGGGAGATACCGACTTCACTCCGGAACTTGTGAACATCATCGGACCAGCCACGTTTTTGTATCTGGTCCAATTCTTTGGTGGGCAGAAGTTTACAATCCCAGAAATCGATGATATACTCGAACGCGTGAAATTTGCGAGGTCACAAGATGCGGAACTCTGAGGATCCTTCTGCCATTGTTGAAAACATGGCAGGCCAACTACTTGCCGCTGTGTCCAGTGGAGACGCGGTAGACCCTGAGCTTATCGACTATGCCGAACAAGTTATTCAGGCGCATCAGGTGTATGTACAACTACTCTACGTTGGAATGGTTGTAGAGCAAATCACCAAGCTGACGATGTACTTTGCGGCACAGGACGACCTTGTGGAAGACCTGGACCTTGAGGCGATATTGGAGGGTACTCCTGCGGAGAAGATCCGTGCGGTCAGTGCTTTGAACCAAGCGATCAAGACCAAGGTCGAAATCATCGGCAGCATGATGGCCTCCAAGGAAGCCATTGGTATGCTGACCGCTAGTTTGAAGGATACGTTCGGAGAGGGCGAAGTTCTCCTCAAGGAGGGTGGAGCCGACAATAACTTCATGGAGGCGCTCAAGGCTCTGGATCCCGAGCAGCGACAGCGCGTGCTGGGTACGGCAGTCAGCCAGTTGCGTAAGACCATGATCAATGATGTAATGGGAGATGTTGATGCCGATGACTGACGACGAGAAGATCGAGCGGAAAGCCAATCGTTTGCGGAAGGTAGGGCTGGACGGAACACGCCACACCATCAACAAGAACCGAAAATACGGAGACGCGGTACGTAAGACGGTGGATATCCTCTACGCGTTGTACCCTGAGGGCATTCGTCCTGACCAGTATTCGGATCTTTTGTTGTTGGTCCGAGTCCAAGATAAGATGGTCCGGATCGCTTCCTATACCCCAGAGCGGCGTGAGAAGGACGATGAGAGTCCTTGGGCTGATGTGCGTGGGTACGGGATCCTTGGAGAAGAGAAGGATATGGACCCGTTTGAAGACGGCATCACAGAAGAGGAGGCGTTCCTATGAACACCTTTCAGATTGTTCTTGTGAGTGTGTCTGCGTCGGTGTTGATAACAGTCATCATCGGGGTGTTCGCTATGCGGTCTATGACCGGCATCTTCAATCAGAAATACACCGATGTCACCGAGCGTTACATGGAGCTTCTGCGGATCGTCTTGCTGATCAAGAAGACCATGATGGAGGCTCTCATCCGTGATACGTCGTTGTTTGACAATCTTTTAGAGGACTGGACGGATGAGATGCCCGCCGTGGTCCCCGACGAAGGAGAGCCTGATGAGCCTGAGCAAACAGATTCGGAATGACTTGATGGAGATGGTCGTTGAAGTGGCCGGAGTCTACAACGATCTCATCCCCGGCCTCACCACAGAAGAAGAGTTGGAGCCAGTTATTGAGGCTGTTGAGCGGGCTGTGAATATTACTGTGGAGAAACTCATAAACCATATCGCGTTGATGGAAGTTCCTGTCCCACCAGAAGTTAAACCCAAACCGCCCGTGAGCAGGCTTCTACCGCAGCCTGAGCCGACCCCAGAGCCTACTCCGGCCCCGGTTGCCCAGACGCTTCCAGCACCCCCTCTGACGCTCCCTAACGAGGCGCAGCAGAGCCTCTCGGAGGTCGCAGGTTTGGGCGATGATATGGCTGTGGGCGACGGAGACCATCACCTAGGGATGACCTTGGAGCAGGAGCGGCGTATCCAAGAGGGGAAACCCGCGAACCCGGCAAGACCGCATGTTGTAATCGATCATACGGGGAGCAAAGAGTATCCAACAGAGAAGCACTTCAGAGAAGCAGGGGCTGTGCCCCCCGTAGCTGTCCCGCGTACAGTGGTGGCTGCGCCACCCTCTGCTGCGCCCCGAGCCGCCGTGAACCCCGATTTAGAGGAGGCTGTCGATGATAACCCAAAAGTCTGACGCCCGACTCGAACGAGGATACTTGGTCCGTGTTAAGGTCACTCTGGTTACTGGGAAAGAGATACATGGGGTAGACGCTTTCCGAGCACAGACGCCAGATGAGGCATGTAACTATGCTTTCAACCTTTTTAGGACTAGGATCCAAGACGGTGGGGCGATAATTTACGGCGATATGTTCTTCGCTGGGGATACCATTGCGAGTTACCGACCTGAAACTCTGTGTTCAATTGATTTATCAGATGAGACCAATGCTAAATGGGTGCGCTCAATGGAGATCTTCGAAGAATATTTGGCTCGCGAGGAGCAGCTACAGCAGTTAGTATTGGACCGCAAAGATGGCGAAGAAGGACACTGATCTATCCCGGCTTTTACCTGATCTTGATGTGAGAAATCTGAACGCTGAGGACGAGGGACTCGTCGATAAGCTTCTGGTCTATCTCCAAGAGACAGGAAACACGGGACTTCTGGATGATGTGTTTTACATGGACTACGACACGAAGCCGGTCCCTCCGGCTGAGTTTCTGTCCTCTCCTTACTACATGGGTCCGTTCACCAAGTCTTTGTACCCGCGTTGGCGCGAAGAGCTAGAGTTCGTTCTCGACCCAGTGAACGAGATCAACGAGTGGATTCTTTATGGGTCCATTGGTACCGGCAAGACTTCTGCCGCATGTGTGGCCCAGCTTTACAAGCTGTACTGGCTGACGTGTATGAAATCCCCGCAGCGAATCTTTGGGCTAGCCGAGCACTTTCCGGTGTATTTTGCGTTCTTCTCCGTTACCAAGCAGAAGGCCGATGACGCGATCAACGGCAAGTTCCAGGGGATGATGAATATGTCTCCCTATTTTCGTGAGAGTCTCCCGAAGAACCCCCGTAAGGTGTTCCTCCAGGGTGCGGCTAACGTGTTTGGAGCGGGGTACCGTGAGCACCCCAAGAAGGATGACCTTTTCGAGCTTGTCCTGCCCCACAACCTGCACATGCTGTTCGGTTCTCAAACTCAGCACGCCCTTTCACTTGACGTGTTCTCGGCTACCCTGGACGAGATGAACTTTCGTTCGAAGAAGTCTATCAAAGAGGCAGAGGATGAGAATAGCGCCCAGGCTTTGTACCACCAAGTGCGTACACGTATTGAATCTCGTTTCAAGAACGCGGGGTATAACCCCGGTCTGGTCATCAACATCTCCTCTGCCCGGTCATCGGATTCCTTTGTTGAGCAACGGATCCAAGAGGTGCGGAACAGGGGTACCGAGAATGTTCACGTTTCTGACTTTGCGCTGTGGGATGTGAAGCCGGGACGGTACGGTACTGAGGAAGATCGTTTCCGCGTGTTCGTGGGGTCGGGGTTCCGGTCTTCACGGATCCTTGACAAGGGTGAAGTTGTTGGAGATATGAAGGATGGCGAGCAGGTTATCCGGGTACCGAATACTTTCCGTGATTCTTTCGAGACACGGTTGGATGCGTCGATCCGAGATCTCGCTGGTGTTCCCACGGCTGCGATCAACAAGTTGTTCAAGAAGCGTGAGGTCATCTTGGCGGCGCATGGGAAGTATAAGAACCCTCTTAGCCCCGAGACCCTCTACATCGGGTTGAGCAATGGGCTGGAGATCCCTGACTTCTTTGATATCGATATGGTTAGCCGCTACGACAATATTCAACGGCACCTGAACCACTTCCCCATCTCGGGCCGGTTCCTCCATGTTGACCTCGCGAAGAACGGTGACTGTGCGGGGATAACTTCTCTCGCCATCCCGTACTACTACGAGAAACACACCGAGAATTTTGACCACATAGGAGACCGGATCACACTCAAGTTGCCCTTCGTTATGGTGGACTTCTTCACGCAAATCAAGGCTCCTAAGAACGATGAAATTGCCTTCGAAAAGATCAAACAGTTCATTGTGTGGCTTCGGGATAACTGTGGATACCCCATCGTTCGGGTGTCCTATGACTCCTGGCAGTCGATCCACTCCCTCCAGCTTTTGAAGGAGAACGGTTTCGAGACCGAGACTATCTCGGTGGATAAGACCGACGAGCCGTATATGGAGTTGATGAACTCCTACGTCCAGAACCGGATCATGGCTCCTCCTTACAGTATTGTGGAAGAGGAATTGCGGAACCTAGAGCACGACATCACCGCAGCTAGGGGTGCGGTAGATCACCCTGTGAACTACTCAAAGGACGTTGCTGATTCATTAGCTGGGGCCTATGCGAATGCGCTAACCTGGATACACAAGAATGGTTTCGCATCTATCGGGGCCTATTTGATCCAAGAGGCTGTGCTCCCCACGATCTTCAAGAAGACCCCCGCAGAACTCAAGGCGGCAAGGGAATCTAAGGAGATGGGGTACAAAGAGCCGGTGTTCACAGAAGTCGGTTATGACGGAAAATTCTATGGAACTTCCCCGCTTGCTAACAGATAGTGGGAAAGTTGCTTTATTAAATTGACTCGAAGACGGAGGTCTGATTATGAGTTCTTATCGCGATAAAGTAGATGAGCACATTGATGAGGTGCTTGCAGAGGGTACGCTACCACTGGGTTCTGACATCCTAGAGATCGAAGTACCCAACCCGAAGCCTGGGCCACAGGCGAGCGGGGATGAGGGTGGACCGAAGAGTTCGAAGTCTCCGGTGTTCCCTTGGTCGGGTAAGCTTTCGCCCCCAGATTTTGGGAGTGCTAGCAAGGGTAAGAAATTCCCGTGCCCGCCCTTCAGCAACCAGAATCGGCAGATCCCACCGGCCAAATTCGGTGGTGCCAGTAAGCTGAAAGAGGATGCTGTTGCTGCGGTTTTGGCTGATCTCGAAGCGTATGCAGGCGACGAATAGAGAGGTTGCCAGTGGCAACCCTCAAGGGACGCGCACAGCACCAACTGTATGCTGTCAAAAAGAGAGTTAGGATTCCGCCGCTAAGCATCGGGGACGCCACTGCCGTGGCTTTTACCGTGCTGCGTGCTTCTCCCGGTGCTCTTCTGAAGGCGGCTTATGCCTCGAAGGGCGTTTCTGGAACTCCAACGGAGTCTGAGAAACGTGTCTTCGGCCATATTATCCAGTCGGTAGTTGATCACCGCAAGGGGAGCATTTATGCTGCCTTTGTTACGGCTGTGGATATCAAAGAGGTTTTCCACCCGGATCAGTATGCCACTTCGCTGCGTCGGTTGGGCATCATGGACGACATCGAGTCGCAGATGAAGGCCAACGGGTTCGCTACCGCAGCCCTGGTTGGTGCCAAGGCCCCTTTCTTTTGGGCGGATTACACGTCAAAAGAGATCTCCAACGTCCGCAAGGAAGTTACAACAGTTGTACAGCGCGTGGTCTCTAGGTTCACTGAGGACATCACCCCCGAGGATATCAACGCTCTTATCGAAACTCAACTCAACGAGTTCGATTTCGAGACGATGGCTCCTCGGCAGATTATGTTCCATGGTGCGGCCAATCTGGACCTCGGTCCTGGCAAGCAGAGCATCTTCCTGAACCTGTACCGTAAGCTGGCCCAGGTGTCCAAGGACATCAAACTGGACGCTAGCAGTAGCCTGGAAGGAACCTTTGAGTCTTTCCACCAGCATCTGTTGATAGACACAGCCGCCCTTCAGCGTGTGCTCCCGAAAGCCAAGTTTGGTGGGAAGGCTATCTCAGCCATGCAGGTGCAGAAGCTCTTTCGTGATTCGAATTTGATACGAAAGTTGAAGCTGGCATTCAACCACGCGTACGACAAATCAAAACACAGTGTGAATGTGGACAGGTTGTACCGGGGAATGCGTCAGTACAAGGTGAGTGCAGAGATCGAGCGAGCCGCTAAGATGCGGTTGCATAAAAACTTGTCTCGGAACGCTGTTTCGGGTATAATGAGCGGAGTGGTCGGGTTGTTCTTTGCTTACGCAGGAGACAATCGAGGCCAAGCAATCCCGTTCGTAAAAGCGATGTCAAAGGGGTAATCCATGGGTGTGTTGCGTGATGGCTTTATGCGTCTTACGGGGTTGGATAAGACCCTGCGACAGGAAATTGCCAAGAGGGTTACCGTTGGTGGCGTGCAAGGTCAATTCGCAGGTGGCGATGACATCGTAGGCGAGCTTGCCACAATTGAAGAGGCCCTCAGTCAGTTCAACATGATCACTCGTATGCACCGGGAGCGCAAGATGCGCTATCGGGACTACGAAGCTATGGATAACTACGGCGATATCTCAGTGGCTCTCGATATCTACGGAGAAGAGGCCACGCAGACAGACATCGTCAAGGACACCAGCCTCTGGGCTACGGGTGATCCTGAGATCGTCAAACTCCTTGAAAAGTTCTTTGAGAAGCAACGTATCCGTACCATGATGACTGGGTTCGCCCGGAACATCGCCAAGTACGGAGACATGTTCCTGCTCGTGGACTACGACTTCGAGGGCATTCGTCGTATCCTGTACATCCCACCGGAGTACATCCACCGTATCGGCCCAAGTGTTGATATGGTCAAGCATTACAAGCTGGAACACCAGATCGCCAAGATCTCTCCTCGTAAGGATGCGATCCTGCTGCCGTGGGAGTGCGTACACTTCCGGCTGTTGGCCTTTGGGTTCTCTACGATGTACGGTCGTGCGATGATCGAGCCGTCTCGTAAGCGATGGCTCCACCTGAAACTCCTTGAAGATGCCGTTGCTATCTACCGTCTTAACCGTGCGGTCGAACGCTTGATCTTCTACATCGATGTGGGGTCTGCGTCACCGCAGGAATCACTCCGTATCGTCAACCAGTACAAGAGACGCTTTGGCAATAAGCGTTCTTACATCGATCCGAGCAGTGGAACCTTCGAGCAGCAGTACGATCCGCACAACATGCTGGAGAGTTACTACTGGCCGGTCAATAGCGGTACCGAGCGTTCGCGTATCGACAAGCTCCCGCCACCGCCCGATCAGGGTCAGCTTCAGGATCTCGAACACTTCAACGAGAAGCTGTATGTTTCTCTTGGAATCCCACGAGATTTCTTGACGGGAGAGGTTTCAGGGGCGTGGAACAGCCGCGAGGCCCTGGCCCTACAAGACGTGAGGTTCTCACGTAAGCTCCACAAGCTCCAGGTGTCCCTCCTAGAGGGGCTGGAGCAGTTGTGCCGCTTCCACCTTGCAGTCGTCCTAGGGGACGCTGATAGGGCTGCTAAGGCCAATTTCAAACTACATCTGGCTGACATCTCGAAGATCGCTCGCCAGCAGTACGATCAAGTCATGATCAACCGTGCCCAGCTTCTGACCATGTTGAACGATCTGGGTGTGGCAATGAACTTCAACCGCGATGCGTGGTTGACATGGGTGTTGGAGAACTATTTCCCCGACATTCCGAAGGAAATGATCGAGAAGTTCCTGATCCCTGACAAGGCTTTGTCTATGGCGAGCCAGGATCTTCAGAACTTCCAGACCCCCGAGCCTGCTCCTCCGGCGCAAGCGGCTGCGAAGCCCAAGGCGTCAGCTAAGCCGAAGAGCAGTAGCGCGAAGAAGAAGCAAAACGAGTCGTTCCGCAAGTTCGTTCTTAACGATCTGCTAAGTAGGGATCTCACCGAGAAAGTTGACCGTAACGTCGTGGTCAATCTGATCGAGGGGATCGATGTTCTCATGGGTAGTGACTCTCCGTCTTTGAGTGTCGCCTTGCAGGATCATCCACCTATTCCGAAGCAGCACCTCAATGCTCTAGTGGAAAAGCATAGCCGCAAGCAAACGCAAACGCTAACGGAGCAAAGCTAATGGAGGCTAATAGTGTCGGTTACGTTGAATCGGATAGTCAATAGAATCAGAAGTGACATCGACGAAATTCCGGAGATACCGCAGCTAACACAGCAGCAATTAGCGTACCTGTTGAAGCAGGTATTCTTTCAAATCGGTGATGCGTTGTCCTCTGGGGAAGATGTGTACCTGGAGGGCTTTGGGCGTTTTCATCCGGACATCAAACCGCCCCGGAAGATCAAATCAGGTATCACTTCTAAAGTACACACGACTGGCTACAAGATTTATGTGAAGTTCACGCCGTTCAAACAACTGAACATCCAGGTGTCGAGTTTCTTGGCAAGTCTCGGCTTCACGGAAGATGATCTGCCAGAGAACCTAAGAGGAGAATGACATGGCTTTGCCGCATGAAAAAGAAGATAACACGGACTCGTCTGAATTCGAGACCATGGAAAAAGAAATGAACAAGCACTTTGCTAAGACCCATCCTCATTACGATGAGCCGGATTGGTACGGCAATCCTGAGCAAACCCCCAATATTCCTGCCCATAGAATGCCGAACCCAGAATTAGAGGCTCCAGATGACGCAGAAGACGCTGAAGGAACTGCTGACTGAAGCCAAGAATATTGGCGGTCACGCCGCGACGAAAACACCTTGGAAGCACCATGGACCCATCCGGTCCATCGCTGCCATATTCAGTCGCGGTCGGCATCAAGCTCTACAAGATGCTGGTCAGCGTATGACCTATGCCCAGTTTGCCCGCCTGGAAGCGGGCTTCCGCCGGGAAATAACCAAGCTATTCGCTGGGATATCCTCGAATCAGCCCGCAACCAACCGCAAAATGAAAAAGATGTTCCGCTCCTATTACACGGAAGCGTTTAGGTTGGGTCTGACTGCGGCCAAAGGAGGGGGACGCGTTTCCCAGTTGTCCATGGAGGACAAGCGGTGGATGGAGACCTTCCTACGTAAGGAGTTTGATTACTGGAAGAAGTTCATGGAGGACGCTCGGAGTTCTACGACAACAAAACGTGTCTACCCCCCACAAGAGATGAAGAACGGGAAGCTCGTGCAACCGGATCCGATAGATGTGCCTGGGACTCCAGATGGGAAGAAGCTGAACTTTGAACGCCGGATGGAGATGTACGTTCAAGCGTTCAAGTCGATGTACAACAGTGCTCGGATCATTTCCTCGCCACCCATGACGATCTATTACTGGGAGACGACTCCAGCAGAGCACTGCGTACATTGTCTCTATTTGGCATCTAAGAGTCCTTTCGTCAAGGAGAATTTGCCCTCCATCCCTGCGGCTGGAGATACCAAATGTCGTAGTAACTGTCACTGTCATTTGAGGATGAAGCAGGTGTCGATGACTGAGTATCTACGAATCAAACAGACGGCTCCAACCCGTGAGGAGTTGCTCCGAGGGTTGCGTGCCTTGAAATGATAACCCGTGGTATTCATTATAGGATAGGGGCGTACAAATGTCGCTAAAACAAGACCTAGATTTCTTCATCGAAGAGTGCCTGACCCACGGCTTAGAAGCTGATGCTATTGGGTATATGCTTCTGTGTGAAGACGTTACGTTGCAGGAGTACGGTGGCACCTTGCTAGAAGCCGTGAAGAGAACTGTGATCAGACGGGCTGGTCACACTTTTCTTGTGCGGAAGCGTGGAAGACCTAATCCCCTTCGATCTATCAAGGCGAAGCAGGCGGCTCGTAAGGGAGCCTCTAAGCGTCGGTTGGCACAACGGAATCCCTCTACCAAACGTAAGCGAGCACAGGCTCGGGCTATGCGTCCGGGTGGTACTCGTCGGCGCAAGTTGACGGTTCGTAGACACGGCCCGCCTCGTGTGAAACGCGCTAAACGCCCTACATTCAAACGACCGAAGGTCCGTAAGTTTGGCGTGAAACGCCCCTCGTATAGAAGGCGGTAACTAATGGCTGTAGCAGGACTTGGCCCAGGCGACATGTTGCGCATGACATGGCCGTCTTTCGACACGCTCGATATTGACACCGAGATGGCTTCCAGTGAGAGGCATAATGAGGTCACGGCGTTAATGCGTGCTGCCCTTCTCGCTCGTACAGACGGTAACTTCATCCCACAGGTTTTGCTCCATGGTATCCCAAGCGGTAACACCGATGACACTATTGGGCTAAGGATCGCTAGGCCAAAATCTTCTCAAGAATTTCAGGTGGATATCGCTCGGGTTACTGGGGAGGGTTCGCTACCTCAGAGCTATCGTGCCTACCTGATTACTCCTTCTCCTGAGTTCTTTGAGAAGCTTTCTGTGGAAGCGTATCGTTTGGTACAGGACCAAAATATTTCTGTTGAGAAGCGGAACCGTGACATCAAGCGTTTTGCTAAGCAGGAGATGGACAGGTATATCCTGGGTGTGACTGAGTACAGAGCGGCTTCTGTCCCAAGCGCAACCAGCCACACGTTATTCAGAGTGACGCTGAACAGCGCCACGCCTGCGCACTGGGGTGGGTTGTCGGCACGGGGGAAGAACACTCTCCAGCCCGCAGATAAGAAGGCTCTTACCCACGAGATCAGCAGCACTAACCGCGAGGTGGATGTTCGTTCGGCTTTCACGCAGTGGTACTATATCAACGCGTGGGAGTTCTTTAAGCAGTTCACGACTTCTCGCAATGTGGTTGCGGGTCCATGGTCGGTTATTCATAGGGCGCTTAACGCACCGGATGTGCGCACGCACTTCGACAAAGCGCAGGGCAAGGACATCGCGAAGCCACCGGAAGTCCCCGGTGAGATCAGGCACTCTGCTCCGTCTGATTCCTCTACATTCGTTCCTCCGCACGGTGTGAATCTGAGCAAAGTCATCCCGTCGATCAGAGCGTCCGGGGGTAGGGCTAACGACATTGTCACCGCCAATGATGAGGATCGACGTTGGCAACGGGCAGATGGCAGTTACACACGGCCCAATCCTATCCCCGATCAGCGCCTCCACATGATGATCCCAGCCGACAAGGTCGCTCCGCTTCTCCGGACAGGGGACTATGATGTGACTTTCGGTATCGTTTATGACCACCCTCTCATCTTTGGGAAGGGGCGATATGGCGACAGAACCGGGGTGGATGCGAGCAAGGATCAACTATGGTGGTACACCAACCGCAACCAGTTCATCTCCTCGGCTTATCAATACGCTCGGTTGACCGGAGACCATCCGCACTTGGTGTATCGGATTATTCGTAGATCTGGTCCCAAATCTGGTGAGTATATCGGTCGGAACCTGTTCAACAAAGAACGCAACCCCGGTACTGTTGAGCTTGATGCTGAGATCAGCAAGCTCCTTTCTTCGTTCAAGAACGCGGTGCGGTCAGGTATCCAACGGTACCCGGCCTTGATGAAGCAGCGTCTCGGTTTGAACAGAGCCGATTTGATCATCCCGCACGACACGAATGAGCACGATGTACCTAAGGGTCTGACCCCCAAAGCGTGGGTGGCATACCTGCGTTGGCTCCGTCAGAAGGTTCGCACCCAGTTGGGGTTGAACCTCGAAGCCTCCATCCCGGTGGAGTGGGTGGATATCGCGACGGGTAAACGGAAGAAGCTCGGGTATTCTAGACACACCATCGCTCGGGATGTAGCCCTCAAGCGCACTGTAAAATTCAGCGGTGAAAAAGATGAAAAAGGGAAGCCACTGGAGCCGTGGGGGATTTACTTGGTACAGTATATCCTGGGTCATAAGGCAGACTCCTCTCTTGCAGGTCAAGCGTTCATGGTCCCGATCAACGTTGTCCGTACTACCAAAGAGGATCTGGAGCCTCGCCGCAGTTTGAGAAGCGTGAAGGAATCTGATCTTCGTCGGATCCTCCAGCAGTATTTTGGCAACCTGCACTTTGGAAAGACCGCAGAGCGGTGGAAGTTCATTCGTGCTCATCCGAACTTGCCTTTCCCGTTTGCTAGAATGGTGCGCCCGATCACAGTTGTAGACCAGCAGGCGCTAGACAAGATCAACCGGAAGATCCACAATCCGAATATCCGTCGTACGGTACAGGGCTATGTCATTGATGGTATTGAGTTTGATGCTTACGTCATGCTTACGTCCATGCCGCCGTCTGTTGCTCAGGAACACTTTGGGCTGATCCACAAGGAAGCCCGCGCTCGTCAGATCATTACGAACCCGGATATGGTGTACAGACTTCGTCGTACGACCAGAGGAAAGCGTGTTAATGTCCGTGAATTCGGGCTGGTGAACCGTCGTACCAAACTGGAGACTTTTGTCAACAAGGAAACTGGGCAGGAGAGTAATCCCTATTCAAGACACGAGCTTCAAGGCATCGACCAGACCGCCGTGCTCGGCAAGAAGTACACCGACCTTCCTCCGGGTTACTACATGAGTGAGATCGGCAAGCAGTGGGCACCGCAGATCAACCACGTCATGGATGAGGTAGGTCGTTCAGTGAGCCGTACGGTTGTCGCCTATGCGCTGACGAACGACCCGGAGCAGAAAAAGGCGTTATACGCACAGTACGCAAAGGAAGCGTATAACCAGTATCCGGAGGTCAAGAATTACGTCAAGCAATATCTCCAGGCGCTTGTTCGGGTGTCCAGAAAGTATGACCCCCGAGATGAGAACATCATGGACAATATCGCTACGTACATCCGGTACGTCAAGCGAGAGGTCAGCCCCACAACCGGCGCTTACTACAAGGTTCCTGCGCTGATCCAGGGCATCGGTCTGACTGAATACCACGCTCCGTTTAGTTCGGTGCGAGGTTTCACCCAGATGATGAAGGTAAAGGCCCCGTCTGAAGACGTAGCCAAGTTGTTGATTTTGTATAGACTTATGCGTCGTTCCCACAAGAACAAAACTGTGGGTAAAATCATGACCATGACCAAGTTCAACAGCACCAAGAAGTTGTTTCCCGATATCAACGCTAGAATCCTGGCTCAGTGGGCTAAGACGGGTTTTATCGTTATTCCTGAACGTGGGGGTCGCACACGATTCTTGCGTCCTGCGTCGAAGATGCACGCCAAAGACATGCGTGTCCAGCGGGCCGCTGAGTGGGGAGACCACCGTTTCGCACGGATGTTGCGGACAGACTAATGAGTGGTCTGGTTCTTGAGCGTCACGTCTTCTACGTAGAGGCGGAAAAATATCAGGGGAACCCTATGCGTCCTGCGTCTGAAAGACAAGAACAGACGCACCTGTGGGTGAAAACGGCTCGGTTGCCTGTAACGCCGGGACACCCTTCGGTTTACTACATGTCTCCCGGCCAGCTTGCAGGGGAACCCAGCCGAGGTGGGGTTGACACAGCGCGGATGTTCCACCTTGAGAACATTCGTCAAATGCGTGCCTTTCTCTTGGGGGAACGTGAGGCTCATAACAAAGTTATCGTGGCGAAGATAACCAATCCTGAGCAAGAGATTTTGACGCGAGAGCAGATGGGGGCGCTATTTCTCAGAGCGCGGACGAGCAAGTTCAAACGCACACACCGCCCGCACTTGCCACCACCGCGTAGAGATGAGGCGTGGTTCATATTTGATCCTTCTCGAACAGGACACCAGATCCCCAGCCGGGATACGTGGTTGCGGGATGCCAAGTCGATGTTCAACCGATTCGGTCTGGAAGTTGTCCGGGGCATGGCGGAAGGAACAAAAAATCGTCGAAAAGTGTTCACGGAGGGAGCAGTTATTGTAATTGGCGCTGCGTATCGGCTGGTCTATTATGGGGGCACCAAGGCCCCACCACCGGATGTGGTGTACGACAATCAGGTTGAAAGGCGGGTAAACAAGTTCCTTTCAACAACTTCTCGGTTCCGACACGGGTTAGAGGGAGAAGAAGAGTGGTACGCAATGGGTAAGTCCAAGGTACCTGTCCGCAGCAAGCGGAGATCATCAACAGTTACGTGGAAACATGGGCGGGGTATGGTACCCGTCTCAGATACAGAAGACAGGGGAGTACGCCCTCTTCTTGTGGTCCGAGCCAGAACTAGCTCCGAAGCTAAGGAGCGGGCTGCTACGAAAATTCGCCAGATCGGACTGAAAGACCGACATAAGGGTGCTGTCCTGTACAGTAAGTGGCTAGATACTGGGAAACTCATGCTACCTCGTCGCGCCGTTGCGATGATGTTGCGAGCAAAGAAAGCCCGGTAACTTCGTTCTATCAAAAAGTTTGGTGCGACTGGGTTTATTAGATGTGGTCGCATGAATTCTATAGGAGGACTACTATGAATCGTCCAATCGACACTCTCTACTATCAGTGGGTAACTGAAGATGAACAAAAAGCTATTCCAACTCTTTTCACCGAGATCAGCGAGATGGAAGATGGTGAAAAAGTCAACGATCTGTTGAACACTTACGGTTCGCTTGTCGCCCACCTCATTGAGGCGGAAGTTGCTCACCGAGCAATCATCGACGGCGCAGTTGAGCGCGTGGCTTCGGATCCCGAACTTCAGGAGATGGAACAGGAAAAAATCGCGGAAGCGATCTCAATGCTTGAGGATGTAAAAGAAGTCGCTCAGGTGGCTGAAGAAACTCGCAATGCTCTCGATCTGTTCCACACAAGTCTCGTGAAGACCCTAACTTCGGGAGAGTAAAATGGAAAACGATAAGGTTCTTACCAGATCCAGTCAGATTACTTCCGAGGACGCTGTGGCGCGTGCGGTGGATTTTCTGCTGCACTCCGGCATGGAGCCTCGGAGAGACACAAAAGCTAAGGGGTGGAATAGACTCCACTACAACGAGGGGAGCGAAAGCATGACCATGTGGTATGAAGAAATCAAAGAGATCGACAAACTCATCTCTGAGAACGTTGAGGTGAATCCAACCATTAACCTGCCGACTGGCTCTTTGGTCGAGAAGATCGAAGCAGCGGCAGAGAAGTTGAGCACTTGGTACGCGGCACCCGTGCCGGTGTACCACAAGCGCCTTCTTCACATTCGCTTTGACGAGCTTGCGGAACTCGCAGGTGATCTCCGTAGCGGTAAAATCAACGCTGCCGAAGCTCAGGGTCGCTACAACGATGTGATGGCCGATGTTGCGGAGATCGTGGACTTCTCCAAGTTCATGGGGGACTAATCTATGCCGACCCTAGCATTCGAGGGGTCGGTCTTTCTCTCTACAGAAGTTGGTCGTAGAGAATTAGTAACGATTGCCCCATCGTACACAGTCGATGTGTTGGTGAACCGTGCCCAGTCATCCATCTTGGACGGCGAGCAGCATGAGATCAACTTCACTGACATCCCTGGTAACAAGGTGACTAACCTGTTGCTATCGGTGTCTTCTGGTGCAGTTGACGTTGTGATCACGGATGATGCCTCCGATACGGTGTCGTTTTCCGTGACCCCCTCCGGCATGATTATCTTGATGAACACGCTGGTTACTGGTCTCACCATCACAGCCACGGCGGATTCTGTGTACGATATGATTGCCGGAGCAGCTAATGCCTAAGATCAAGGGTTCCCGCTTCGAGAGAAAACTGCCGGTGCTTGGAGCATTTTACGGTGACGAGGGAGGTCCGTCCGGTGCGGCGGGTACACCGGGCACCGCGTCTACGGATGCGTACAAAGACTGTCCGTTCCTCGACCCAGGTTCCAAAGAGTTCTGTACTCTGGACAAGAACCTGTGCCCCTTCGTGGGGTTCAACTACCGTAAATGCAAGAAGTACATCAACAACTTGTCAGCCGGAAGGCTGTTCTCCCCACAGGCGGCAGAGACCGCACATAGAAACCGGCCACCCCGTTTAGAGGCGCTTTTCGAAGCGGCTAAAAAAGGGGGGTCCGGAAACCCTGACAGCGACTTCAACAAGCTCACCCAGGATGAGAAGTTGGGTGTCACGGCTGGGGCGCAAGTAGGGGATCAAGAGTACGGTAAGGGCGAGCAGTCGGCTCGTAAAAGCGATATCGAGGATCTGGCCAAACAGATTCTAGACTCTGGTGGGTTTAGAGTACTCAGTGATTCTACACCTACAAGCCTGAAATCCGACCTCAAAAAAATTCAAGACGCTCGGGCTACGGCTGTCGCGTACGCGAATAAGTACCTGGATGCTGAGGCCGGTCCTGCGGTCAAAGAGATCTACGACATCATCCACTCGGAGTACAGTAGCCGGTGGAACCTGAAGAACATCACGGATCCAATCACCCGGAAAGAACGCGAGACTCAGCACACGGATGCTGAGTTCGAGAACATCTTCCACAGAGAGACCGAGGGCGGGGAGGTTCTCCCCGCTGCGGATAGTAACGAAGAGCCTACGGTTAGTCCGGTTGAGAAGCCAGATGCGAAGCCCAAGGGTAACGTGGGGGGCAAGAAGCGGGTCAAGGCAACAGTTCGTGTCAAGGGTCACCCTTCTGAGAGTAAAATCTTTGACTCAGAGGCTAAGGCTCGTGCGTGGGCCAAGAAGCGGAAGGCTGAGCTTCTGAAGAAGAAGACCCGTAAAGGGCCTGCGTCACCCATAGGAGCGCACGTACGTGCTTCTGTAGGTAAGGGTGCTCCTGCTGCTGCTTCAACGCCTACAACCCACGCTGAGATCGAGAAGAAGATCTCTAGGCCACGTCACAAGAGTGGTCAGGCGCAGTCTACCAGTAGCGCGATGCGTGGTCCGCAGTTTGCAGCGTGGTTAAAAACTCAACAGGCTACTCATAGTCGTGAAGTGCTGGCATCCGCGTTTGGGGCGGGTGACGCAGATAAGGTCTCGGGCAATATTGCGTTGTTGACTCAAAAAGCGAACACCTTAGACGACGAGAACGCGGTTTATGAGATTTCAAAGATGCGGAGATGGTTTGAGAAGAAACTTAATGATTTTGAGGGAATTGAACGCCAGAAGTTGATCTTTGATCGTGAGTTTACTACTAATCTTGCCAAGGCACGAGCAATAGACCCCGATATCGAGAAGAAGCTCAAGCCGTGGCGAGATGATCCGAAAAAGCTCGGGAAGATGGCCAAGTTTATGAACAAGGCTGTCCGGAATAGTTATGAGCTAGAGTTCAAGACACAAAAGTTTGGTAACACTTCAATCACCCAACTGATTCGTAAGGTTTCGATCCCCGAGATCACGAAGGCAGATTTGGATGTCATCCGAGCTAACGAGCAGATGGGGCTAGCCGCGATTCATCGTCAGCACTTGTATGGACGTAAGTACGGTAAATTCAACACGATGGCGTTGGCTGCGCGGGATGTGTTATTGCCCATCGTTCTGTGGCAGATTGGTGCGGCGGATATGATTCCCCATATCAAAAAGATGATGCCTTCGCAGATGTTGGATGCGGCATACTTTGCTTTCATCGAACCGCCAATTCCAAAGGCGGGACGTGCGTACTCGTCGTCAGCACCACAGCTTGCTCGGACTCACCGCACAGAGATCAGCCGTAAAATGTTCTCGGGCCGTCAAAAGAAATTGATGAAAGGTTTCGAGAAGGACCAGATCATGCCGCCAGATCGTGCTATCATGCACACACAGTGGGGTCCGACCACGAAACAGCCGTGGGGTAAGACCCGGAAGCAAGAGCTTCTGAAGCGGCACCAGCAGATGATGCGAGCACCTTCGGGTGACAGTTGGCGGAAAGGGTTCTTGCGGAGGTAATAATGGCGCGTAGTCAGCTACGAAAAGTTGCCCCTAAACACATGTCTGCCGGTGGTGGGCGTGCTGTTGTATTTGATGGTGGGCAGCACATGGAGCTTCACGGCTACTGGATCCCTGAGAATAGGGATCTGACGATAGATGTGCCGATTTTTCAGCACGCGTACTATCCGAAGATCTCTGACACAGATTTGGATGTGAAGCAGAATATCGCGTACCGGATGGTCACCGTGCCGTCCCTGAGTAAGCTGCGTGCCAGTGGTATCAAGGTGGATAGGGCCATGTTCGTGGCCGAAGTGGTCGTTCATCCCCGGTACATCAAGCACCGCAATTATTTCCGCTCCGATTTTCCAGCCTCGGTGAAAACTGCCGTGGTTCGGGATAACATGACCTTCGTGTTCGGAGCCAATGACATGCCCTCTGCTCGCTTCAAGCGGAAGGACGTGCTGCGCTTTTGGCGTCAGTCGTTCTCTCCCCTGTTGATGAAGGGCAGACAGTACACGTCGGGTCGTATGTCGATGTTTTTTGCTGCACCGACCGCAGCCACAGCCGATCTGAAGAAATCGTTGAACCTGGAATCGGATAAGACGCGGGATAACCTCAAAGAGTGGCATCCGTCGCTCCATCAGACACGCCACCCCCGAAAGCGTGGGCCAAAGCAGAAGTTCACTGTGGCGCAGAAGAGGATTGCCAAGGAGATCGTGAAGGAGACTTCCGACCGTATGGCCGATCAACTTCTCCCTGTGATGAGAAGTAAGCTCGACTGGGAGCCGGGGTCAACCCAGGCCAAGGAACTTGAGAGCCTGCTCACAGCCCCCGCGACAAGTCGTTCTCTGTTGAAGGCCACTGCCGGTAAGAAGAACCGGGTGTACGCTATCAAGCGGTGGGTGAGCACGTGGCTGAAGCCTCGTTTGAAGGAGATCGCTGCGGAAGAGGGCGAACAGGTGTTCCGTTCAGTGACCCGTTTTATTATCTGGGTGATTATCACCGCAATTCTTAGAGAGATTCTAGGTGACATACAGGCCAGCAAGATCGGCCAAAGGTTCCAGGGCATTCAGGGTCTTCAGTACACACCAGATAAATTTGCTACGCAGCAACGAATTGGGGCTGGGACACTGTCTTTCAACTTCAAGGGAGATGCGAAAGCACAGAGCGAGCAACTAGAGCACGTGCGTGCGATGGTGCTACACACCATTGCAGAGGCCCTCCAAATTTATGGTACGTTGAATGTGGCACAGGCCCATGTGTTCGATATAGATTTTGACCCGAATCGTGGGCAGGGCCAGAAGATCAAGATCACGTTTGACACCAAGGCGTTCGAAACGCACAAGACGAAGTTGGGCCGGATGCGGGATATGGACCCTGAGTTCATTACACAACTTCTCCCAGATTTCAATCAACGAGTTAATTATCAGTATGAACAAGATCTTCGACAGGGGCGCGGTGCTGCTAACTATGGAACAGGAAGTGCGGAAACTAGCGCCGAAGATTTCCTCCGAGAGTTGTTGTAGGATTTATGCTTCTTGAGCAAGAGCAAGCCATTGAGCTAGTGGAGAGAGGAGTCTTGCTCCTCTCTGATACGTTAGTACACCGACTGGATGTCGAAGAGGATGTCGCTCTGGACATCGTACGGGGTCTTCCTGGCCTCGTAGACCGAATCCAAGACGGAGACACGGCTGCTTTGCTGAAAGAGGCTGCGTACAGGGCACGGCACCCTAAGCGGGTAGTGATGTCTGGGCCTGACCCAGATGAGTTGTACCCCGAGCACAAGAACTACATGCCGCAGGCGACCACCAAGACTTCTTACAACGAGCGTATGGCTCAGGCGATGACTCCGTACGTTAAGGCGATTGCTACGAAGATCGCTAGCGACCGAGGGATCCAGGCTCCCAACACCCACACTATCGAGGCGGTGTTGAAGAAGACAGACTGGGCACGCGCCGCTTACGATGCGAAAACCGTGTCCCCACGCAATCCTTCCAAGGTTCGCAACTTCGTTAGAAAGTACTTTTTCAGACCTTTAGACGCCATCTCAAAGCATGGCGTTTCTATGAGCGCGATTCTAGTGTCAACGCTAACCCTCAAGTTGGTCTTTGCTTTGTTCAAACAGTACGCGACGTTGGACAAGATGGTCGCTGCTGCGGGTGGGAAGTCCACCTTGGTCGGCAGAGTAGGCTCCTATTCTAGGGGCAGACAGACACGCCAACAACGTAAAGCCTGGAAACGTGCTGGGTATAGACGTATACCAGCCGGAATGAAACAGGTTTACTAATGGGTGTCAAGCGCCAATGGAAGGTCATGAAGCTGCGGAGTCTCTCTATCAACGAGGATATCCGTAAGCAGTTGATCCACGACATCATTAGCCGGAAGAACCCGACTATTTCTTTGTACGCATGGAACGTTCGAGATGACATAGCGGAAGAGGCGTTTTTTGCCCAACGGGATGCTCTTCGTGATTGGTATTTGAAGAACCGAAAGTGGGAATCTGAGACCGAGTCCACAGGAGTTTTGGTTCACCACTGGAAGGTGGATGCAAATCAGTTGCTAAAGCATGTATCTTCGGGTCGGGTGCGCAATGCACCCTTAGCTGAGAACGCGGATGTGGACGTTGCTGTCATCCCCTCCTCGCTACAGTTGGACATGCAACGAACCCTGCAAAAGCAGTAGTAAGTACACCCTTTTCACACCTAAAATCCTCTATTGATTGGATTGGGAACTGGTGGCTTGTACACCGAACTAACATGGAGGTAACATATGACCTATCCGAACATGGATCTGCAAAGCCTACCGTCTAGCATTGAGCTACGCGTAGGTACAGATCAGGGCGAACGTGCGCTTCAGCTTGCGTACTACCAAGTTTGGGCCGGGATCCAGGCGCTCAATTATATTGACGACATTGGTCTCCGTCCCGAACAGGTAATCAACGCTGGCGACGAGTCTGCGTTCGACACTGCTCTGGACGCCTTGCTGGTCGATCTAGTCGCATCGATGGTTCACTTCGATGAGATCTGGGCGATGGTCCCGTAAGCTAGATGCAACCCCGGCGTCTGATTGATCCGGAAATTCATCTTGGGAAGTCTATTAGTAGGCTCCACTTAGAGATGGAAAACTCCACTCTTCCAGACTCCAGCACAGAGTTGCATATCGCGCATCACCCGCATGGTGATCTAACAGAAGCCGCTCAATACTACAATATCTACGAGCACCCCAGAGAGGAACAACTCCGGTTGGCTCGTGAGGCTCTCAAAATCGATGAAGAGGACTGGGCCATCGTAGAACACATGCTTGGATCGTTCAAGTGGGTCTCCTACCATCACCCGGCTCCTGGTCATCGCTCCGAAATACGCGTAGACATCGCCGCTATAAAGGCTGGCGAGTGGACAACGACCTACTTTTAGGAGATCACTGATGAACGAGATAGTAGACGTGATGCCGTTCCAGTATCAGATCGTAGAATCTGAGAGTGGACGTTTTCGTGTCGAAGGGATCTTCCAACGGTCAGATGTCGAGAACGCTAACAAGCGTGTGTACCCGCGTGGTATCTGGGAGAAAGAACTGAAAGAGAAACGGGTAATCGAATCTCTTGATAACCGAGCGATGTTTGGTGAACTAGACCATCCTTCTGATGGTAAGACATCGCTCAAGCGTGCTTCTCACATCATCACCAACCTCGAACTCGGGGAAGACGGTGTGGTAACGGGAGGCGCAGAAGTTTTGGGCACTCCGAACGGCAAGATTTTGAGAACTCTCTTTGAATCTGGTGTTCAGGTTGGAATCAGTTCCCGTGGTTCAGGGAGTGTGCAAAACGGTCGCGTACAGGAGGACTTCAAACTTGGAACATTCGATTTTGTAGCACGTCCTTCAACCCCAGGTGCGACCCCCCGGCATAAGTCGGGGGCTTCCGAAGGCACCCGTACTCGCACAGAGGACACAGAAGGAAAAGACGTTCTGGTTACGGCAGTGGGTGACGAGGTAGACGATGCTCTCCTCAACCAACTGTACAAAGAACTGGGCGACTTGGACCTCAGCCTCACCGAAAGTGCTGATGCCGAGGACTTTAACGAGGTAGCCGAGAGAGTTATCTCTCTACACAACGCAGTATGCGAAGCGGAATCTTTCCCTGCGGACTTCGTTGACGAGGCACACGAAGAAGTTCTGAACCTTAGTGGGGTACTGGCAGCAATGGCCCTTGAGAACCCACAACACGAAGCAGTTCTCGCAGAATTGCAAACGAAAGTTAATGACAGCCGGTCTGCTCTTATTGAGCAAGACCCTAACAAAAACTCTAAGGAGGAAACCATGGACGAGAAGCTTCAATTTATCCTAGACCGTATCCAAGAAGCCAATGCTCGCGCAGAGGCCGACACTGATGATACGGAACTGAGTGAAGCTGAGGCCCTCTATCAGGAACTCGATGAGCTTTCTGACGAGGATCTTGTTGATGTTGCTCTTGAGGTTGGCGCTCTGGACCCAGACGACCTTGAGGTTGAAGAGGGTGAGGACGATGATGAAATCGACGCAGATGACATCGACGTTCAAGCTCTTTACGACTTTGCGGTCGATACGGAGAACGAGTTGGTCGAAGCTCAAGGCATCATCGAACAGCTAGTTCAGCATGTCGAGGAATCTGGGGACTACGAAGACGTAGTGCTCAAGTACGAGACTTCGCTGGGCATCATTCAGGAAACCGCCCTGCATTATCAACTTCTGCAAGAAGCCGTTGGTGGCGAAGAGAAGGCTACTGAGCTTGTCGAAGCTCACATCCAAAAGCTCGAAGCTGCTGAGGCTAACGACGAAGAGGAAGCCGGTAATGTGAACGAGGACATCGACAACGACGACGCAGAAGTCATCGAGAAGATTCTCGAAGACGACAGTGTCGAAAACGACCGAGTTGGCGCGAGCGTTGCTCTCTTTGAGAGTGCCAAAAGCCGCTTCGGTGCGCTCAACTAAGTAAATCTTATAAGGAGGATCTACTATGGAAACCCGAGAACTTAACGCGCTAGGAGAGCTTGGTAAGTCTCTAGCTGAGAGTAAGTGGCGTCGGTTGGTTGAGACCATCGATGATCAACATGCTCGCGAGCTAACTGCCGTTCTTCTGGAGAACGAAGCGCGATTCATTGATACCCTGGAAGAGGATGTTCGGATTCAGAGCATCGGTTCTTTCGAGAAGTTCGTCTTCCCGATTGTCCGTGCCGTCTTCCCGAACCTTATCGCCAAGGATATCGTGAGCGTGCAGCCGATGACTGGTCCGACCTCATTGGTATTCTATCTTGACGCAGTGTATGGAACCACAAAGGGTTCCGTCACCGCTGGCGACACGATGTTCAGTGCCCGTAAGGGTCACCTTGCGGACGATCAGTACTCGTCAGAAGCAATCGATGCGGAAACCATCGATACCGCGACTGACGGTCAGACGGACTTCTCTGGTGCGAACGCGCCTACGGCGCTCTCGTTCGCTCCGATTCGTCCTGGTACTCTCGCGCTGACCATGACCGCGAAAGACGACAGCAGCACCATGACCCTTGGCGACAATGGTATTGGTGGTCTGATCTCACGTACCTCAGGTGTCACCCTGACATCCGGTACGATCAACTACACCACAGGTGCCATCTCGTTCGTTCTGAACGCGACTCCTGGCTCCGCTGGTGTGTTGGTTAGCACCGCCATCGTTGCTGCGTACTTCTACAACTCTGAGGGACACGACGGTGTGCCCATTGTTGACATCAACCTGTCCAGTGTGCCGGTTCGTGCGATTCCGCACAAATTGCGTGCTCGCTGGTCAGTCGAAGCGGCCACAAACCTCAAGGCGATCCACGGTATGGACGCTGAGAGTGAACTGGTTGCGCTTCTTTCGGAGAAGATTCGCTGGGACATCGACCGTCGAATCATCACCGACATCCAGACCATCGCTTCGGCTGGTTCCGTAACCTGGAACAAGCCCGCACCGGCTGCGGTTAGCTACAACGATCACAAGCAGACCTTCATCGATGCTTTGATCGAAGCCAGCAACCTCATCTTCCGTGCGACTCGTCGCGGTACTGGTAACTTCGTGGTCTGTGGAACCAACGTGTCGAACGTTGTGGAGTCGCTCTATGGCTTCCGTCCGCAGGCAGTTGCCGGTAACGGCGTTGTCTTTGTTGGAACCTTGCAGGGTCGCTGGTCGATCTACAAGGATCCGTACATGGACGCCGATACTTTCATCGTCGGTTGGAAGGGTAGCAGCTTCCTTGAGGCCGGATACGTGTTCGCGCCTTACGTTCCGCTGTACACCACTCCGACGTACGTCCTTGACGACATGCTGAACCGCAAGGGGATGATGTCTCAATACGGCGTGAAGGCGATCAACGGTGACTTCTACGCAACAGGTAGTGTGACCTACGTAACCAGCTAAGGCTGATGCGTAAGTCTCAGTTTGGCAGCCCCCTACGAGCTTTTCGTGGGGGGCTTGTCTTTATTTACATGAATGGAGAAATACAATGAGACCCAAATATGTCTACTTCGGAAAGAATCCTACTAACGTGTGCTTCAATGGCGTGTCCCTTCCGGTGTATCCGGGGGACGTGCTCAAGTGTCATCCTGATTTCATCTTCTCACAGATCCCCGAGAAGCAGTACAAAGAGGTTGCTCCGGGGAGTCCAGCCGACAAGCGTCCGATCAAGCACGATCTTGGACGCCAGCCGTTCTTTATCAAACGGGATCCGATGGGTGGTCTGCCTATCCGTACCAACCCGGATGACGGGCCGCATTTGGCAGATCCTAAGCGACCGAAAGCGGTTTCTCCTGCCCTCATAGACGAAATAGAGGTGGAGAATCCTTACGAGATGCCCGATGGTGCCGAAGTAAACGAGGCTCTTGGGGGAGAGGCTGACGCAGAGGCAGAAGAGGTCGTCCAGACCCCAGCCGGTATTCCGCCGAGTGAGTCGCTCGAAGAAGATCCGCAGGTGTCGATAAGTACTGTTCCTGAGTTGCCTTCTGCTCCTGGGGCACCCGAGGATCCTCTCGTGGTTGGCCGGGACCACTATATGAAGGGACCGGATTTTGATCTCGGTGACGAGGACGAAGACTGCCCCGACTGTGGCGGCAAAATGCCCGAGGGTGCTGAAGAGTGCCCGGACTGCTCAGTAGACGAAGAGGAGGAAGTCGATGAAGAGGTTTCTGACGATGGCCCTGTAGTCCCTCCGAAGGTGACCACATGGGGTCGCACGGAGTTACGTACTAAGACTCGTGATGACATCTTCGATGTCACCCAGGTTATCAAGAGTGAGGGCTGCCCACTGCAACCCGAGATGCTTGATACCTTCAACGAATTCGGTGGTGAGAGCACTCGTGGTGTTATGTTCCAGACCATCTGGGAGTACCTCGGATTCAATAGCTAAATAGGAGTGTGGCATGGTAGCCCCTAGCAGTTTTACAGAACCCTTCATCTTGGACTGGGTGCTTAGAAAATTGGGTGACCCTACGGTAAACGTAGAGTTAGACGAGACCCAAATTGAAGACGCCATCCATGACGTTCTTGAGTTGTATCAGATGTACAAACCTAAAGAGGAGTACATATCGGCGTCGTACGCGAAGGGCTACCATCTCATCACTGGGCCGGATGACAACATCGGTGTGTTGGACGTGGAATTTGTAAGGGCTGACTATCAGTCCTACGAAAACGTCGAGGGCGCTCTGTTGTATGACCCATTTTACTTCCTTTCAGCCGGTGGTATCTCCGGTATCGATGTTCAAACCTACGATCTAGTGCGCCATTGGATTGAGATTATCAGTAGGGAATTTGGATCCGAAGAGGGCTATGTCCTTTTGGATGACGGCACACTTCTCCTCCAGGTTCCAGGCGACTTCCGGGTGTCTATCAAGTGGTCTATGCCGTTGGAGGGTTTGTCTGAAGTCAGCCGTCCGTACCAACAGTTGTTCATGAATCTCACGTTGGCTAAGTGCCGACAAGTGCTCGGTGCTATCCGGGCGAAGTTCCAACAAGGAGTTCCCGGTGCGGGAACCATGATCTCTTTGGACGGCGATTATCTGCGTACCAAGGGTGAGACTGACGAAGAGAAATACATGGATGAACTTCGCAGACTCAGCCCGCACTTCTTGCCATCTCTGGGGTAACAGATGCCACTATTTGATCATGCAAAAGATCGCAGGCTACTCGAAAGCATCAACAAAGAGATGTACGAGTTGTACATGCACAAGATCAAGGTTTTCAAGCTCATCTCCCGTACAGAGACGTGGAATGACATCTACCACGAGGATATCAACATGGATATCGCGGCAGATGCCACGTACGAGGTGGCTGGGCACGCGGATGTGAGTGACAACGGACTGGCAAACCTCTACAAGCAGGGCCAGCAGTTGGATCGTTCGCTGTTCATGTACATGAGCCGCAAGGGGTTAGAGGATGTCTTGACCCTTGCAGGGTTGGACAAGTATCGGGATGTTCCCACAGATGGGGATGTCATCATCCTTCAGAACCTCTATTGGGAGGTCATGACCGCAGACCCAGAGGGCTACCACATGAACTTCCGCGATTATCCGTTCGACTTTCAGTTTGCGATAGTGCCGTGGGTTCGTACTGGTGTGCCGAAGGACGACGAGAACGAACCGTTGTCGAGATACTAATGGCGAGGGGCATTCCGCTTACGACCAAGGTCCGTGAGGCGATCAAGGGCTGGCTGAAGAAGCTCCGGATCACTCGACGCACTGAGTCTACGCCCGATATGTCTGCGAACCCCAAGCTATTCCTCAACAAGGGGATTATGGGGATCGAGGGCCTCGGGGAGGAGATGGCAAAGGAATTCGCGGATGACTTGCGGGCTATCTTGGCCCGCCAGTTGATTTCTTGGAGGCCGTTAAGCCCCAAGTACCGTCTGTACAAGAGCAGAATGGGTCTGGACCCACGTATCCTCATTGCTACGGGGCGATACGTACAGTCGATCCAGGCTCTCCAGCAGCCGGATGGTTCGTGGGTGGTAGGGGTTCCAGATGAACCGTTACGACCGGGCAGTAAATACACGCTGAAGGATCTAGCACGGTGGCTGGAGTACGGTACGATGCACATGCCACCCCGTCCACATTGGCGTCCTGCCCGAGAAATATGGCGTACAAAGATTTATCGTATGAAGAAGAGATTGCAATTTGATATTGCAATGGAACTCAAAAAGAGTGGGTGGGTCTAATGGCTGACCAGTACCGGGCAGACGATTTTGAAAGTCAGAAAGAGCTTGGCTCGTATGAACGGATAGAAAACTACGATGTTATCTACCGCCACGACCATGCTGTGTTGAACGCATTCAAATTCTATGTCCCGTTCAAGAGCAAGACCACCGGCCAAATCTATGACGACATGGTCCCCATGGTCATGGCTACCCCGCGTAGAGAGTATTCAGAACGTGACCTCAACAACATGGATGATGAGAAGTACACGGCAATGGCGTGGGAAGGGGACTTTCCTCCCACCCAGCACGAGCGGTTGCTCTTCCCGTCTGTAGCGGTTACCCGGCTGGATATCTCTTTCGACCCAGGCAGGTTCACGGTGGTACCGTGGCGACAGCTTCTCTATTCGAACGATCTGAACTTGATCTTGAAGTCGCAGTTTCCGCTGCCTTACACCTTTTCGTATCAGTTCGACTTTTGGACCCTGTTCCAGGCCGAGTTGAATATGTTCATGGAACAGTGGGCACGGAAGTTCCCCCGCCCGACGTGGTGGGTGGACGTGCAGTTCCCACCTCCGTGGGGTGAGCAGACGGTACACACCCAGAATAGCGGGGTGTTTTCAAACACTTCGGTCTTCGAGACGGGTGAAGAACAGCGTGCTTTGAGAGGTGTGGGGACGATCAATGTACATGGTTGGATCCCGCTGCCTTCTGAATGGGTACGCACGATCCAGAAGATTACCCTGTCTATCATCGAGGATAGCTCTCAAGAGATCCTCGAAACCTATGAAACTGAGCTTGCTGATAAGCAGTTGTTCTGGGACACCGGGGACAAAGAACAGGTGCTAGAATGGTTGTAGAATACGACGATCCGCTAGAACGCCTTCATAGAGCGAACCGTGCCCGGATTTTGAAGGGCGCTAAAGAGGGTAAGTACTGGCTGCTAAGGAGTGAAAGCATGGACGAAGGTGTTAGAGACGAGTTGATCCGCAAGATTATCGAAACCACAACTACCGGGGCCATCGGTGGCCGGTCGATGCCACTAGGTGTTTCTCCTAATGACCCGGCTGGTTACCCAGGCAGAAATCGTTTTCGAGATGCCCAAGCGCGAAAAAACAAGAAATGGTTTACGTCTCTGAAGAGTAGAGTGGGCTAAGGTATTTATTGTACGACTAATTGGAGGACGGAATGGCACGATACCTCATAATCGGAAAATCGCCCCACATAGAGCACATCTTTCTAGTGGAAGATGGGCACTTTGTTGAGAAGCGCATTTCGCGTGGGCAGAAAATTGAAATCGACGAGAGTCAAATGAACTTCCACTTACGCAGACGTGCTGCGAAGAAGGTGATCAAGATCATCGAGTTGGAACCTGAAGCTCCGAAGGCCGAGCCGGAAGAGATCAAGTCCAGTATCGTTCTTGATGAGCCAGCAATCGAGCAGACGCCCGCCGTGAAGATCGTCGAAATAGATGAAGAGGCTCCTAAGCCTGCAAAGAAGAAGCCGAAACGACGGGCTAAAAAGCCCGAAACGACTAAAGAATAAGAACTTTTTAGGAGGTAAGATATGTCCGTTTATGTTTCTCCAGGTGTTTACACTCGGGAAATCGACCTTTCGCTCTATGTACCTGCCCTATCAACCACTATCGTGGGTATGGTCGGTGTCACTACGAAGGGACCGACCGAGACAAGAACCTACATCACCAACCAGCAACAGTTCGTCGATACTTTCGGTGAGCCTGACAGCACTGTGGGATATGAGTCCTACGCTGCATTGCAGTACCTGCGCCGGGGCCGTCAGCTTTGGTTCGTCCGCGTCGTTGGTGACACTGCGGTGAAGTCTTCGTATGTTGTCGGCTACCCCACGGCAGTATCGGCTGAAGCAGGAGACCCAACTCCAGCAGTTGATGGTCTTGAGTTCAACTTTACTCTGGCCGCTCTTGATGAACTCGGAGACAGTGGTATTGCTCCTGGTTCGGTTGTGGTTACAGCAACCAATACTGGCGATGTGGTGGAAACTTTCACTGACAACGAGGCTGGTGTTCTAGTTGGTGATATCGACTCCTTCGGGACGATCAACTACGTAACCGGCGTTATCGTCATCAACTTCGGTACCCTGACCATCAAAGACGCTACTGCTTTTGCCATCGATTACGAGTACATGACAGATGCCTTCGAGATCGAAGCATTGTCTGAGGGTGAGTGGGGTAACAACATTTCGTTCGTTATTTCGGACGGGACCGTTGCTACTACTTTCCAACTGGATGTGTACTACAACGGTGTTCGGGTTGAGCGGTACAACAACTGTGACCTTTCCGACACTGCGGGGAACACCCAGTTTATCGAGACCAAGGTCAACGACAACTCGGACTTCATCGCTGTAGACCTTGATGCCGCACTTGCTGGTGGCTCAGTCCTAGAGCCGTATCAGTTCACTATCCCGGTCAGCTTGGCTGGTGGTGACACTGATGCTGGTACTGTGGACGCAGCAACCATCGTGGGCTTGGCGTGGGACGCTGGATTGGCACAGTCAACTGGTCTCCAGCTATTCGCATCACCGGCTGCGGTGGATGTGAACCTAATCGCCGCACCGGGTTGGTCTGACGCAGCCGTTGTTCAAGGGTTGATCCTGATTGCAGAGACCCGTGCGGACTGCTTGGCGCTCATTGATCCGCCAACCGATCTGACACCGGCAGAGGTTGTTGACTGGCACAATGGTGCTGGCACCTACGCTGGTGACCATGCTGCCTTCAACAGCAGCTATGCGGCACTGTACTACCCGTGGGTCAAGATCTACGATGTGTACAACGCTGCGTACATCTATTCGCCACCGTCTGGGCACGCTCTGGCTGTCTACGCGTACACCGACAACACAACCGAAAGCTGGTTCGCACCTGCGGGTATGAACCGGGGCCGTGTGATTTCGGGTATCGACGTGGCCTACGGTCCTACTCCGGGTGAGATGGATCTTCTGTACGGAGACGGCAATGCGGTGAACCCGATTGCCCGCTTCGATCCGGATGGTCTGGTGGTCTGGGGTCAACGTACCCTGCAACGTGCGCCGACCGCGCTTGACCGCGTGAACGTTCGCCGCTTGCTCTTGTATCTCCGTAAGGTGATCTCGACTGCGGTCAACTATCTCGTGTTCGAGCCGAACGACGAGAAGACTTGGCGGCTGTTTGGCCACCTTGTGATTCCGTTCCTCAACGACGTGACACAGCGTCGTGGTCTGTACGACTTCCGCTTCCAGTGTGACGAAACTACGAACACACCAGCGGTGATTGACCGGAACGAAATGCACGCACGCATCTTCTTGAAGCCAGTGAAGGCTGCTGAGTTCATCCAGGTGGACTTGGTGATCACTGCCACGGGTGCGAACTTCGACGAAATCCTGTACTAGAGTGAACGATGAGTGATCGTACTCTCCACGAGGTGGGTATCGGACGCATTATTGCGGCGGGAACCCAGATCAAGTCTGTCGGTAGAACTATCGGCAGACATGTGAAGGATACTCCCAAGGATCTCAAGACTGCGCTTCGTGCCCACCGTGTTCTTTCTCGCAAACAGCGGGCGACAGACCTCGTGCGTTTGGCGCAGAATTTTTCTCACGCCAACCAAGCAGCGAGTGTCCCAAAGCTTCCCATTCAGTACAAGGGTGGCGCAACGAGAGTTGCGTCATCTGCGCGTCGGGCCGTTCAGACGCGGGCGGCTACTGGAGCGAGATTAGGCACGGCACGGAATCAAGCAGTCGGTAGACTGGCTGGTCGTGCTGCTGTCGCTGTGGCGGGAGTTACCGCTGTGGCCGGAGGACGTTGGGCGTATAATCGGTTAAAACAGCGTATGAGTAAGAAACCGCGCTTTAGTAGTGTAGATGTCCATCCCCGGCACCAGTTCGCTGCTGTCCGTGGGGAACGATATAACAGACCAGTCTATTACGACCCGGATGAAGTTGGGGCTGGTCCCCCACGGGTGTATGAGGGAGATTTTGAAATGACTAGAGAAGAATTGATCGAGATGAGTACGGCGGCTCTGGCCAAACGGACCAAGAGTTACGGTGACAGGTATGTCGCAGGGAGCGTGAAGGCTGGTAAGGCTATTGCCCGAGCACCCGGACGTGCTGGTAAAGCTGTGGCCAAGCGGTCTATAAGCAACATGCGTAAATCCTTCGGGAAATATGAGAAAGGCCGTGTTGCCCGGAGAAAAGGACGCATCTCTGATTTCAACGCAGCAGAGCGTGCGGCTCAGCGGTCTCCGAAGTACCGCAAGATGTACAACAAGCAGTTGAAAAAATCTGCTGGCGCAGACCGCAAAGCCGACACGGTTATCGGTGGTGTTGCTGGTGGTATCGCTGGTGGACCAGTTGGCGCAGCCGCTGGAGCAACCGCGATGAACCTCGCTTCTCGGATCCCGGCGCACAGCAAAAGCATTCAGGGCCAAGTGCATCACATCCAAGGTGTGCATAAGGTCCGAAAGGCCATCGCGAAGAAGAAGAAGCAGGATGTCCGTTTCGGTAGGGTCTCTAGTTTCCGCAAGGAGTCATCCGCGAAGTACGAAAAGGGCCGGAAGAAGAACCCGGTCCGCAAAGCCTATCGTAAATTGGCCGCGAAAGTAGCCACAGAAGACCGTCAAGAGATCATCTCTCGGGTGATGACCGTTCTTTTTGAAGAGTAAGCGAACTGATAGCTTTATTCTAAGGACAGTGTTAGGAGGATTTTAACATGCCGCTATGGGAACCTATTGGATCTGATCTCCTGGGCGCGAAGCACATCGCGAATCCAGGTGGGGGCTTTGAGCCACAGCGTGGGCACAACTTTGAACTTCTCATTACGGTTCCTGGCGGTGACGCCGAGATCCTTCTGAAGTCTGTAGAAACCTCGCTTGGCATCAGCCATAACAGCGAGCCGCTCGCCTTGCCCTACATGAACGAAACAGTCTACATCGCAGGCCGTCCGATGTATGCGCCTGGAGCCGTGGTCTACAGAGACATGGTCAACATGGGCGTCTACGGGATGATCGAGAATTGGTACAACCGTGTGTACAACCCGATCACTTCGGAAATCGGTTACGCTGTGGACTACAAGAGCATGGCGACCCTGCTCATGACCGACGTAAAGGGTGTGATTCAACGTACATGGGATATGATCGGTATCTGGCCGCAGGACATCAGCCAGGAGCCGCCGTCCTACATGAACAGCGATATCATGCGTCTTAACGTGACCTTCCAGTACGACAAAGCGATTCCGAACTTCGCGTTCTAAACGTTTTAGACTAAGAACCTTGCGCTACATGCGCCATAAGAATTTTCAGCCTGCCTTACGCCCGATATGTGAGGCAGGCTATATTTTTAGCCAATGGCCCAACTCAATGGAGGAAAAATGAGCGAATTTGATTTCTTGGAGCCAATACCGAAGACTGTGATGACAGTCGAACTACCCTCGCGTGGCGTGCCTTACCCTGATGCAAGCCCGCAGAAGGCAGGGAAACTCACTATCAGCCCCATGACAATGCTCGAAGAGAACATGGTTCTGAACCAGAACAACACGAAGAAGCAGGGTGATGTGATTGACAAGGTGATCTCCCGCTGTTTGCAGGAGCGCATCGACCTCAATACGCTCTTAGGAGCGGATAAGTTCTTTCTCTTTATGATGCTGCGAGCCATCACGTATGGCCCGGAGTACACGTTCAACTGGACGTGTCCTGCTCCGGTGGGGCGCGAGGTGTGCAACACCAAGAACACCCGGACGGTACTAATCCCTGATGACTTCATGGTGAAGAAGCTGGCCGATGAGGACACGGAACCCTTCAAGGTGACGCTCCCCAACTGTCAGAAAGAGATTGCCTTCAGGTTGCTTCGAGGTTTTGACGAGCCGGAAATCGAGAAGCACGAGGAAGAGATCAAAGACATGCAGAAGCAGGGGATCATAGTTCCTGACACTACCCCCGCTTACCGGCTGGCTCGTCACGTTGTGGCGGTGGACGGCAAGGACGTACAGGACGCGCCAATCGATATGCTCGTGAAGTTCATTGCTTCCTTGGACGCCAAGGACGGCCAGGAACTTCGCACGAAGATTAACTATTTCACGCCGGGGATCGAGACAGGCGTAACACTGGTTTGCTCAGAGTGTGGTACCAGACACGATTGGGTTTTGCCGATCACGGCAGACTTTTTTCGTTCAGGCACAACGGAAGAGAGAGAACCAGTGGGCAATGAAGTTCGACCTGATGTACTACCTGGGGTTGGGGTACAGCGAGGTGATGC